CCCATATCACCGCCCATATCCCCTCCCGCTGCGCCGGCAGTTGCCTCAGCGCTTGCCGCTACCTGTTCGCGCCAGTTTGGCCCCATACTGGTAATTTGCGCAAGCTCCCATTCAAGTTCCTTATCAACGCGAAGATACTGTCTATTTGCCAATATAGCATGATCATCCCATCCAAGATATTTCTTCTGGCAATATGTTTTCGATATAAGTTCGTTCTGCGATAAGTTAGTATAATTATCAAGCTTAAGTCCTAATTTCTGAGCTTCTCTCAACTCGTAATAGTTGGACGGGGGATTAAAATCGAAGTCAAAATCCGTCTCCTTAATCTCTAAGTTATTCCAAAGTTTGGTCATTTTGAGATGGGTAATAAACCCTTGCTTCAAACTCGTCGCGAAGTGTTGTTGCATTCTAACAATGAACTTGGCAAATTTAAGTTCTTCGCGAAGCATTGATTTCGGGTCCTGGAGAGCTGACTCTTCACTTAATCTATTAACAGGGACCTTTAATGCTTTATATAACTTCTTAACAAAATACATTAGGTCAGTCAACTCTCCAAGATTTGCGCCGCCTTGAAGCTGAGTCACGGAAGTTCCCTCAGCGCCTTGCCTCTTAGCAAACCAGAACGCATCAAGCATTGATTGAGGGTTAAATTTATTAACAATATCCCCTTGACCGGAATCAAATGTCTTTGTAGACCAATATTGAGACATTAGTTTACGGAGATATTGCTCGGCCTTTGGAGGGGCCATATTACCTACATCTACATTGAATACTAATCTTTCTGGCGCTCTCACCATTCTATAAATAAGAATAGCATCTTCAATTAAGGATAACTGTCTATAAGCGCGGCGAGCGTTTTCAATAAAAGGCAGTCTAACATTTTTAGTTTCATTCCATATACCACTATCAAAATAAACTACCTGATTTTCATTGAGAGGTATATAGTCAAAATTATCTTCGGCCTTATTAGGCTTGTTGGGATCAAGAATCGGCTTTCTATATAGGTATCCTTTAATTAAAAGGTTCTGTATATTATTATAAATTGGATCTATTAACTCTGTAGGCACTCTCACTACCCCTAATACACCCTTATCAGCGTGCTTAGAGTGTATAATATGCTCAAAGTATACTTCGCCTTCAATAAGAATATCTCTAAAATATCCCCATCCCTTTCTGTCAAGTTCAAAATAATTTATATATTTCTTATACTCCTCAAGAAGTTGCTGCTTATCATCAAACGAAAGTTCTTCTTCGAAGGCTCTATCAAATCGTAATTTTACAATATCCCCATTATCATCTTTATTGATGATTTCGTCGCATATTTCATCAAGAGCATCGGCAATTTCCGCGAACGCAGCCATTACCCTATAATCATTTATTCTCGCATGCTTGTTCTTCTGAACGTTAGCATACATCATCTCGCTGAACTTGCCAGCGGCATCAACCATCCCGATACCCTCGTTATTAAATTCGTTCGACTGAGATATAGAATATTTGGCAAGAACTTCTGGTCTTCTTACTCCTTTGTTTTCAAAGTGCTTAAACTTAGGGTTAGATTGCGACCGAAAGTAGATTGTTTGCCCTCGCCTGTAAAGTTTTTTGACATCTATATGTAGTATTTAATAAAAATAATGAAAATTACAATGCTCTATTTATATAATAAAGTTTCCAGACATAGCACTATATGTAGTATCCCACCCTACAATAGTATCAATAATAATGTTAAAATTACCACTACCTGTTAGAGAGGGTAAGGTAATTTCCATAATATTTTCTGTTATTACTCTATATGAATTATTGGGAATAAGAGCAGCAGTAATAGATGGGAAATATGTAAAATCTACCGCAGTCAAATTATTGTAGATCGAACTATTGCTACTTACGTATACATTTCTCGTATGGTTAAATCGCTTACCATAAATTACAATATTGCCGGGATTTGCGATATTGTAGTTAGTATCAATAAGGGGAAATGAGCCACGGCCGCTGCCAGACGGAGCATAAAATACATTTGTAATAGTGGGTGATCCTGATATACTTACAGTATCTACTTCTGTTATTTTTATCTGACCCTCGCTGTAAGAATAATCCGCTCCTGAGAGAGTGGCATAGTCATCATATGTAATGAAGTTCCCAGCAGATAAAATCCGGGTATTATAAAAATTGGCATCAATAAAGAATATGTTATTTATAGGGTCTATAACTTCCTTAAACAACCATCCTTCTATAGTAAAAGAGGCATCTGCTGTTATAACAGTTCTGCTCGAATGGTTAATATCGACAGGATAACTGAGTGATATGCCCCCGTCCCATTCTACTTTTGAATTGAGAGGCATTGATGCGGGAAGGCCGAATTCCTCAGGCACCTTCCAAGAAATTATAATATATGGATTGGCATATGCGGCAAAATTGGAAATTAATTGGTCAATATCCGTCTGATATGTAGCCAATAGCGATAACTTTACCTTTATATCTACCGGAACAACAGGAGGTATTTTTACTGTTGTTTTTGAGAGGCTATCCTGCCTTCTTGCTGGATATGTAAATCCCTCAATTTTATTAAATGATCTATTACTATTTCTCGATACACTCTCAATAACTACCGCTCCAATAGGTAGTTTTAAATTCTGTGCCCTGTTTTCAATATCATGTAGAACTCGCGCTTTAGGCTGATAAACATACGCAACTTCTATCCTATCCTTTTCTTCTCTACTACGATTAAAGCGCCCAATTACAACATCATCAAATGCTGCTATAAATTGGCCAACAAGGTCATGTATCTCCCAACTGAACGCTCTACTCTTCACAATATTATTTATTTACTGTACCCTATCTACAAAGAATTTAGGCAATTTAGTCTTGCTTCTTTGTATCACGCTTGACGCGCCTCCGTCAAGAATATAAGTAATGCACCAATCATCTTGACTTCTCACTCCTCGACCGCAAGCCTGAACGAGATTAGAAAGCATCTTATTAGTATACCAATTTGAATCTTCCTCAAACAATGTTTTGATTCTTTCGTCTCCTAAAGGCATATATGGCAGTTTTACAATAATTTGAAATCTGGCTAAATCATCCTTCAGGTCCACGCCATGAGTAATAGAAGGGCTTACAAGAACGCTTGGATAATCCGCTACAATATGCTCCTGTATTAACTTTTCATTATTTACCTCTTCATACCTATACTGAAATCTATTACCAGATAGTTTATTTTTTAAGAACTCTGTAATATATCCAGTATGGGTATGGATTACCCCCTTCTCGTCTCCATGCTCATCGCATATTTGCTGAATCAGGTTAGCAACCTTAGGTAAGTTCTCTTGAAGACTCTTATAGTTGAGTTTGTATTTTGAAGAGATATAAATAGGAGACTTTTCAGCACTAAACGGAGATTTAGTTTCAATAAATTTATATCTTTCAATACCTAAAGTCTTCGCAAAGTCTTGAGGGTCAATAATAGTAGCAGACATTAAAAGTATCTTTTTACCATATTTGAATATCTTTGAAGATAAGGTTGATATATAAAGCGGGGTCGCTGTAATAGCATCATCCTTCTTTGTGATTACATACTTACAAGTATTCCACGATTCGATAATAAGTTTAACCTTATCATTTAATCTTGTCAGTGCTTTATATTTAGTGATATCCTTTTCAGTCTTTTTATTAGAAGAAATAGTATTTTTCAATTCTACAACCAAATCAGACATTAAAGAATCTAAATCAGTAAGCCATTTAAAGAATGTATTGTAGTTGGAAACATTGGGTAGTTTAGTTTTTATATCAAGAAACTTTAAAGTTCTACTTGTAAGCGAAAGGGTAAAATGCTTTACAAGTTGGTCTTCAATTTCACTTGCCTCATCGCAAATCAGATATTCTTTTTGCTTGAGACCAGAGGGAAGAGCAAAGAACATATCATAACTATAAGCAGAGAATTTATTAGTTAGCGCCTTATTGCGTTGCTCATAATAAGGACACTTATGTTGCGACCAACACTCCTTCTTTAGCTTAGGCAAATACATGCAAGGGGCTACCTCTACATCGCAGTTTGTATCTACCGCGCACATATAATTGCTCTTACCTTTTAGAGACTCACAATCATCAAAAAGGGACGTATATTGGTCTTGAAGCGCTTTAGTAATCGTTAAAACAGCAGCGCCCTGGTCGGGCCAAACTTCTTCATAGTCCTGACGAAACGCCTTAAACGTTGTTACATCATCTATAAAGTCCGGGTCAATATCTCTACTGGCATTGCCGAGAGTTTTAGATAAAAACGACTTACCAGTCCCTGTAGGAGCACTACAAATAACAAAGTCGTATTCCTCAAACGCTTTTTCTATTTGCTCAATAAGTTCAATCTGAGCCGCCCGAGGCTGTATATTGGCAGGAAATTTTGATATAAGCATATTACAATATAATGTATGATTTGTAAAAATCAAATATCATATTGAATCTTAACCTTATTATCAAACATTTTATTTTTCTTAACCCTATTTAAAACCTTTAACTTATACATTAGCATTTTATTGCCTTTTGATAAGGTATCAAGGGTATAGTCAAACTCGACCCCATCCTCGAGAATGTTTACAGAGAAGGGGTAGGGGAGTTCATATACTTTATTTTCGCGATTGCTACCCCCTGAAATGGTAAATGTAGTATAGAAGTCTTTTATATTGAAAATAACTAATCTACCGCTACGTATTACTTTATTATTGATAATAAACTTTACATTACGTTGAAGTAAATGCGATATCTTCTTTTCTATGGCTTCCCTGTTTATCATGTATTCATATAGAGGACTTTTTGCGCTGGAGACATTATATAAAACTTCTCATTAAAGACTTTCCAGAACTCATCATTCGCTGGATATTTATTAAGCAATTCGCAATCATCCATGGATACTGCTCTAAATTCTTGCATTAAAATATCCCACGTCATTACAATATTTTTACCTGCTGGGTTAAACTTCAACCCCTGTGTGGGTGGTTTAAAGTTTAAGGTAACTCGGCCATTGATACTCTGAAGTAGAGCATCACTATTTGTACAGAGCATAGTTCGGTAGGGCGCACGAGTAGGGTCATTAACCCTTCTCCTGAATCTTATTTCAGCAACATTCTCAAGTAAGAGATTCTGTAACTGCGCCCTACCGACTTTCATATTATTCTGCCTCTACACAGACCCCGAAGATTCTTGACTCATTAAGAAAGATGCCGTGCTTAATTTTGCCCTTACCATCAATCTCGAGATTTTCAATAGCAACCCCATAATTATTCGGGAATAAAACTATCTCATCTTCTTTAGTCCATTTTGAATCTACCCCGGCGAGTATTACTCGAGCCTTTCTCCATGCCTTTGTTTGAACATGTAGAGGCACAAAAATACCATTACGCAAAATAGATTCCCCGTCCTCTGACATGTCAATAAATTCGCAGAATAAAACGTCTCCGTGAAGTCGTGTTAATTTAAAATTATCAACATCCATATCGACGACGGCGTCGGAAGAAAGTTG